AACAGCAGTATAGGCAAGCTGGGCGGCAGTATGCTTAATCTTTCCACTACGATGCTATCTCCTGTTACATCAATGTTCGGCGGCATACTGTCCGGGGCATTGCCTGTCGTGGGAGTCGTATCAGGAATTATAGCCCTGTTCAGCATTCTGGGAGATAACCTTGACGGCATAAGGGGATTAGTCGAAAGCGTATTCGGCGAAGCCGGGGTAAAGGTATTTGATTCGTTTACAGGCGGACTGAAGAACATCCTCGGATTCATCAAAAACATATTTAACGGTGGTCTGGCCGCCGCTCTCGCCCCGGTCAAAAAAATGATTCTCAACCTGTTCGGCGGCAATGAAGCTCCGGCCGTGGTTGGTAAAACATTCGACAGCATCGTTAATATAGTGCAGTCGGCTTTAGGCGTGATCGGACAGCTGGTGGATTTCTCCGTGAACTATATAAAGCCGATCATCCTGAATGTCTTTAACTTTATCGTCAATACGGTAATGCCGATAATCTTAAACATTTTCAATACGGTTGCACCGATTATATCTTCGCTCATAACCAATATCGGAAGTGCGGTTATGAATGTGGCTACGATTATAGCGGAGGCTATACAGTTTATCTGGCCGCTGATAGAAGGGGTAATCACGGTCGTATTGAATATTGCAGAGGTTGTTATACCGATGGCACTTGCGGCATTCAATGTGCTATGGGAAACCATAAGCAGCGTAGTTGATGGCATCAAGAACATATTTGAGGGCGTGATACAGTTCATTACAGGTATATTCAGCGGCGAATGGAAGAAAGCATGGGAAGGTATAAAAAATATCTTTGGCGGTATCTTTGAGACGCTGGGCGCACTGTTCAAAGCACCGATCAATGTAATTATCACGCTGATCAACAAAGCTATATCAGGAATAAACAATCTCGGAATAGAAATACCCGATTGGGTTCCGCTCTTGGGCGGTAAGAAGTTCGGGCTTGATATATCTGAAATACCATTACTTGCAAAGGGCGGTTTCACAAATGGACCCGCTATAGCCGGTGAAGCAGGAACAGAGGCGGTTATTTCATTCGCCCGGAGCGTGAGAAAAAAGAATCTTGATACATGGCTGACCGCCGGCCAGATGTTAGGCGTGGATTTCGGCGGGGCTGTGAAGGAACTGAAAAAGATTGATACCGGGGGAATGGGCGGCAACATAACATTCGCACCGCAGATCACGATCAACGGCAATGCCGATGAAAGAACGGTTGATTACATGGTCGATCAGATGCGGGATATGTTCGAGGAATGGTTCGAGAACAAGGTACGCAGACAGGCAAGGACGGCATATTGATAATTACGCTGCCTTTTGTCAATAGAATCATGACAGAAGGCAGCGGTATTTTGTAGGACGATGTACCGACAATGTACTACGGCGATTACAAGAGAGGTATGGCATGAGTGAATATATTACCACAAGCGGCGATACATGGGATGTGATCGCAAAGAAACTATACGATGACGAATACAAGGCGGACATACTGATGGCAGCTAACAGGGAACATATATCCACATTTATTTTCAATTCCGGGGTAAAGCTCAATGCCCCGGATATAGAAGGAACGGATGAGGACATATCCCTTCCGCCGTGGAAGTATGATGCCGATCTGTAACAAAAACGGCAGCAGTTGTACGGAAACAGCGAACAACTGAAAGACAAAAGGTATCAGGAAAGCGGGGCAGATCATGAAGTCCACAACCATGATAGATACAAGGCGGGCTAAAGTCAGTGCCACTTACAACAACAAGCCTTTTTCGGGCGAGGTCGGAACAGATATTGAAAGCCTGACATATACGGATTCCGCTTCGGATAACTGCGACAGCGTAGATATCACGATCAATGCGCAGGACAGCAAATGGCTCAAAGGCTGGATGCCGGAAAAAGGGGCTACGATAAAACCCCGCATAATCGGTGAGCATTGGAGCAAGAACGGCAAGGGAAAACATACGATCAAGTGCGGCCTGTTCGTACTTGACGATATCAGCTATGCCGACAGACCAAGCACATTACAGATTAGCGGCGTGTCTAAACCGAGCGATGATAACTTTTCGGAAATGGAAAGAGATCAAATCTGGAAAAACACATCAATAAAGCGCATAGGGCAGACGATAGCAGACAGGTATAAATTATCATTCTCGTATGATGCGGATGATTACGACATCGAATGTGACGAGCAAAGCGATGCGACTGACAGCAGCTACTATAATTCATTATGCAAAAAATACGGGCTGATCTTGAAGGTGTACGCTAAAACGCTGTGGGTATTCGACCGGGAAATGTACAAAAAGAAAAAGGCGGTCAAGACCTTCAGTGAGGATAATATCATCCGGGGTTCACTAAAATACAATACTACATTATCCGGCACCTATACAGGCGGCACATTCAGTTATACCGATTCTGACAAAGACATAGATATCAACTGCTCAATAGGCGGTGGCACTCACACAAAGAACATCAACCAGAGGGCAACGAGTGTATATGATGCAAGCGTACAACTGTGCGCCGAGATCAATAATGCCAATCACGGAAAGACACAGATCAAGTTTACGACTGGCGGGGATTTTACCGTGAGTGCAGGACAGGTGATAGCCCTGACCGGGTATGGTTCGGCAAAGAACGGCGGACTGAACGGCAACTATTATGTTGACAAGATCACTCATAAGCTGGATGCCGGAGGAGGCTTTACATCAGATTTTGAATGTTCCCTGATAGAAAAATCGTTTAATCATTGGGATGTCGGCGGTTCTATTGAGACGCACGAAAAAGAATCATCAAGCGGCAGCAGCAGTACACCGACCTATAACATATCATCCGTAGCGGAGAATGCATCGGCGTTTTCCGAAGGTTCGGCAGCGGGTGAGGAGGTATTTCTTATCAATGCGCAAGTGTTCAAATACAATGCCGATTTTGACAACGGCATGGCCGCAAGGTATACGGGGCTGTATTACCTGTACGATGGAATACTTACAAACGGCAAGTACAGGATATGCGCCACAAAAAGCGACTGTTCGAAGTACCCGGCGAACCGCTATGCGATGGGCTGGATACTTTCAAGGGATGCGATCAGAAAGTCACGGTATCAGAACGAGCAGGATTGGTACAACCTGATACAGCGGTACACTTAAAAAGCGAGGTAAACGGATGGACGCTAACAGAGTAGGGCGTGTAAGCTCCATAGATTACGAGGCGGGAACATACGAGGTTACATATCAGGACAGAGGGAAGAGCGTAACACGGAAGATAAACGCCATGTCGAACGGCGAATACAAGATGCCGTCTATCGGTCAAATGGTATCCGTAAGCCATCAGGGGAACGGCACGGCGGCGGCAAGCACCACAGGAACGATATGGAACAAGACGAATAAGCCCGCCGAGGGATTTAAAGGGCTGTATCGCAAGGAATATGCCGACACGAACGGACAAGCATATGAACGGTACGATTCCAATACCGGGGAATACATACAATGCATTGACGGAAAAGCGGCGAGGCTGTCGAACGGCGAGATATACGATGAAGCGAAAAATGCCTTTCAGATGATCTCGAAGGAAGGCAGCATATCACTGCGAGGCAAGACGGGCGTAGGGATAAGCACCGAAAAAACTACGAGCATAGAATCTGCCGAGGGTATAGACCTTGAAACGGCCGGAGATTTTTCACGAGAGGTAACAGGCAAGGTATATGACGAGGTACAGGGCGGCGCAGAGATCGTATTACAAGGCGTGGTAACGCTGAACATAAACGGCGCAACGGTGACTATAGCGGCTGACGGAAGTATAAGCGTGACAAGCCCGGTAAAGATCGAGGTAACAGCCCCGGTAGTTACGATCACACAGACAGGGCAAACATGAACAAGGGGTGAGAAGATGGCTATTGGCAGTTTCATGGGAAAGACTTTTAAGGTATCGAACAAGAAGATACTCACGCCAAGTAACTTTAACGGCAGCAGCGGAGCGGATTACGCCACACATGACAGGGCAGGAAAGAAAGCGAGAAGTCAATTTCTTGGTGCAAAACTGCGTGAATATGAGTTCGACATAATCCTTGAAGTACAGAACGGTGTAAGCCCGCTGAAGATAAAAGAGTATTTTCAGAAAAAGTGCGAAAAGGGCAATGCTGATTATTTCGTTGTAGGCGGTAAGCCTTTGAGCAAAAACAGATTCGTGATAACAAGCATTAGTGAGGAGTGGGGTTCTGTCATCCGGGGCGGTACTCTGACACAATGCAATTTGTCGCTGACGATACAAGAGTATCTGTAAGGCAGCAGTCAGGAGGCATAAGCGATGATCGACATAGGCGAGGCTGTAATAGAGATTGGTGCCGGTGAAGTGGACGAAAGCACGGCGAAAGAGATTTACAGGAATATTCAGACCCTATTAGGAACGGTTGCGGGGGAACAGGCTCTTGATAGGGATTTCGGGATAGACAGTTCGGTATTTGACTATCCGCAGGATGATGCCATGGCGATGCTTGCGGCAGAGTATGTAAGCAAAATCGAGCGATATGAGCCGAGGGCTACAGTGG